ATTGCAAAATCACTCAACGAAGTACCTACTAACTTAAATATTTTATCTTCACCAAATATAAATAGTGCATCCCTAAATACTTTTAATCCTACAATTTTTGTATCTACTTTTATTGCTCCGCCACCATTACCTGATGTAAAATCATTAGTTTGAAACGGACCCATAAAACTTATTTCTTGTTCGGCTGTTGGTTTACCTGCAAAAAATATATGGTTCTTAAATATTTCTACATGTTTAAAATTTGCTGTACCTGTTGCATTTACAACTGATGCAGAAAACGCTGCAGTTAAAAGCTGTGGGCTAGAAGTTCCTGTAGTAATAATTATTCTTTCAGTTCCATCAAAATTAAATTTTCTAAACTCATAGTTTCTAGTAGGTGTTCCTAGTCCAGTTATTGTAGATGTCCAGCTACCTGATGTCCCTGCTCTATGTATACTACCACCTCTAGCTGCTAAAACTTTTTCGCTAAATAGTGCACTCATTACAACTCGTTCGCTAGATGCTGAAACTTGTGGCACAATATTAGAATTATACTTTGTTGTACCTAATATTTTTTTATACCCACCATTTACATCTGGCTCAAAGTTAGTTAATACTTTTGACTCTCCAGGTTGATATGAAAATGAGTCTTTGTTTAGTACAAGTCCTCCACCGCAACCAAATACAAAAGGTGATATCTGTGAAGTATCAGCCACTAATTGCACCCCTTCTATTATACCCTAAATTTATTCTAGTATCTAACATTTCACTTGGTGCGTTAATTAATTCTATTCTCATTCTTTTAACACCCTCTCTAAAATCTTTATCTGCAAACTGTGTAAACTGTGGATCAGATCTAAGATTATAAATATAGTATTTAGCTCTTGCTACAACTACATCATGAAATCTAGCTGGTATATCTGGAGTATCTGTTGATCCAGATAAATCAGAATGTGTTTTCCAATACTCATAGTTTATTGTATAGCCATCTGAATCAGGAACTCTGTATAAACCAAACTTATCGTCCTGTGTTTTAAATACATAATCAGGTGTACCATAATGATCACTATTATTAGTTTGTGCTGTTGATAAAAATCTTCTTCTGTAATCATCATAAGTTATATACACTAATTTTTTAGGTGGTATATTTTCTGATACTTTTACAAAATCTACATCTAAATTATTAGAATCATCATTATCTAATGTGATATGTGTTGTAGATGCTGTTGCTGTAAACTTTGTATCTAATATTTTACCATTACCAAAATCTGTTACGGTAACAGTTGTGTTTAAATTTTGTGTGCCTGCAGCTGATGTTCCTACTTGTACTTTTAAACTAGAGCCACCAGATGATGTATCCATAACTCTTACCTGTACTCTATATTCTTTATTTTTTATTGTAGATAAACTTGCAGAAGCTGCTGCTGCATTTAATCTTAATCTTCCATTACCACCAGAGTTATATGCTGGTGATCCTGATACTGTTGACCAGTTAGTTATATTACTATCAAAAGTAGAATTAGTTACTAATTCTGTAGGCACTAAATAAAAAGACTCAAAATCAACTGATCGAAAATCAGTTGGTAATGAGTACTCTTTTTGTCCAGCGTATGTAACTTGTGTTTTATCACTATGTAGCCAAGGCCACTCTAATTCTGATGAATATACATCTCTTAATGCCTTATTAATAATATCTTTTACAGTTGTTTGAATACCACTACTAGATGCAAAATTTGAAGAAGTGAGTTGCACCTCATTAAGTTCTGCTAATACTGCGTTTGTAAGTTGTAGGTAATTCATACTAATCTCTTAATAGTTCTAATATCTTATCTAATTTTTTATCTTGTTCTAATACTTTTTTTTCTAATTCATCAAATGCTTCTAAACTAACTGTCTGTCCAAAAAAAGGTTTCTTTATTTGTCCTGTAGAAACTTCTGATTTTTTTCTTAAATCGTAAGTTGCCATAACTTCCTTCCATAGAAGAAGGGAGTCTAACGACTCCCCTCTAATTTTTTTTATGCGTTACTTGCTGTCTCGTAAGTTCCAGACACATCGCATAGTATAGCCCAAACTCGGACTTTACCAGCTGTAGAGGCTGCAGATAAGACTGTGATATCAATTGTATCAGCAGATGCATTTGGTGCTGGTCTAGCAGTCGCAGTTAGCGTTGCGTAACCAGTAGCATTTGTATCTCCATCAACAAAGTTATCTACGTCAGTCATACCTAAGTCTAAAGTTACACTACTAGAAAGTGCAGTAAGCACTTCTATACCAGCGTGTAAAACTAAAGTCTCAGCAGGTACATCAATTATTTGTAGTAAATCATTTTGAGCAGCTCCAGAAGAATTGTTCACTTTTGAAATATCTACAGTGTTTTCCACAAGGTAAGGAGTTCTTACACCTGGGTTCATTCTTGACGGTCTACCTGTAGCAGTAGTACTCGCAGTAAGATCATATGTTGCCATTGTATTGTTCCTTCCTTATTAATCAATTAAAATGTGTTCTGCAATCAGAGCGTCTGATCTTAGAACTTTTCTGCCAAAGACGTGTAAGCCTCTAACAACATCAGCAAATGATTCCTGGTCTCTTACAACTTCCATTTTTGCAATGTGATTAGCAGTTGCAGTAGAAGACATATGTCCAGAAAGCACTTTGAAGTAGTTAGATGTGCTTGACGCAGCAAAGTTATTAGTTTGATACATTGTGAAGTTATGGATTTTTCCATTGTATACTTGACCGTTTCTTAGTGGTCCAGCAGCTCCAGTAGTATCAGCCATTAATTTACTGTTTGCTTTACCTAGTTCTTCGTAGAAGTCAGGGCTTGCTAAAAACCATCTTCCTTCCATTGGAACATCAGCAGAGTCTAGTCTTTTAGCATGGTTAGCTATTACGTTAACTGGATCAATTTCTGGTGTACCAGATAGAGACAGACCTTCTGCGTAAGTGCCTACATCTTGTCCAGATCCATCAGATCCAACAGTAGTTCCTGCACCAGCAAACATTGCAGCGATGATGTTTTTGTCATATGCATTTTTAAGAGCATAAGCACCAGATGAAGATGCAACAGACTCAAAATTAATATGAGAGTGTCTTTCTTCGATATCATCTACTTTAAATGCAAAAGCATTTGCTTGGTCAACAACCAATGTAATTTGATCGTCAGCTAAGTTTTGTGTATCAATTGCAGCACCACGAGTGTATGATGCGACAGTGACCACAGGTTCTTTAATAATTCTTACCGTATCACCAAAATTTTCAATTTCTCCAGCGTAGTCGGTGTTTGTAATATCTTCAACAACCGAAGCAGTTCTGAAAAACTTTTGAACCTTCTGGCTATAAATTTCAGGTATGAAATTATCATTAGGTAGGTTATTATACCCACTTGATCTTGATATTGCCATATTATTCTCCTTATAGCGTTAAGTTAAGTTTTTACTTATTGCTTTATACGACCTTCTCTTCTAGCTAACATAATTTCTTTTTCGTGTTTATCAAATTCATGAGGTTTTAACTTAGAAATTTCTGCAACACTCCAAATTTTCTTTTCAGTTACATTTACTTGATTTGCTTTTTTAGTTGAAGTTATAGCTTTAGCTGCTTCTTTCTTTAAAGTTTCAGTTTTAACTTTACTTTTTTTAGAAGTAATACCTTTATCTATTTTATAAAGATCAATAGCTCTAGCACATAAATCAGCATTATCTGGATTATCATACAGCCATCCTTGTATTGTTGGATCTTGTACTGATACCCATTCGTGAAAATCATCTGTTGCACGAATTTCCTGAAAGTCAGGATGCTTCTTTAATAATTCTACTTCTGCTTTTTCTTTAGCAATTTGCGCTTGTTGAGTTTGTAGAAATTCATATTTTTCTTCTAACTTTTTAGCACGAGCATCTGCTTGATTTAAAGCAACAGATTCTATAACATCATAGACATCTGGATATTTTTGTCTCCATGCCTGAAGTTCATTTGGATCTTTAGGCGGTAACATTTGGCTCGTAGCCTGTTCAACTTGCGTTTTTAGTTTTGTAACTTCGGTTTTATGTTTGTTCAAAGTTTTGTCGTAATGGCGTTTAAGATCGTCATAACGTTTCTTAAAAGCCTTTTCCTCGGCTGTTACAGGGCGTTCTTCAGGAGTAGCCTCTTTTTCTTCGGTGTCCTGTTGTTCGGTAGCTGTATCAGTATCCTTATCATCGAGATCTCTTCTATAATTATTTTGATAAGGTGTAGGTTCAAGTATTTCTTGTACTTGTTCCTCTTCAGCTGTAGTTTCTACTATTTGTTCTTCTTCTGTAGTTTCTACTACATCTTGCGTTTCGTCAACCATATTGTCCTCCTTAGTTGAGTTGGGTGCCTTATGGGAAGGGTAGCCCTCGTGTGCTATGCCATTGGCGGCATAGGTGGCACGTTAGTTTGTGGAGATTCCATCATTGGTTCTCCGCCTAATCCACCTTGTGGTGATTTAGGAATATCGTTTTGTGCTTTTCCTGCAAAATCTCTACCCATCATTTCAATAGAAGATTCAATACTATCTGCTGGATATGCTTGTGCAACAACAGATACAGGTATATTTATTGTAGGTTCTTCAGGCCCAAGGTCTTTTATTAGTGGTTCTATACCAGGACCTAATAATTTTATTACTGCTTTTTTCATTACTGGTGTTAAGTGAGTTTCTAGAGCTTGAATATCAGATTCATCTAATGTATTTAATGCTTGTGCAAATTGGCCTTGATCAATGTTTAATCCCATTTGTTGTGCTTGTTGCTGTACAGGAGCAGCTTGCATTGGTCCTGGTTCAGGATTCATTGCAGGTTTTCCTGGTGGTGCCATCATTCCCATATTACCGTTTGCCATTCTTCATCTCCTTTTTTCCTACTATATAACATATTGGCTCTAATATAATTCTATATACTCTACCTAAAATATGTCTTTTATTATTTCTCATTTCTTGCCTTATATCTAAAGTTCTATGCCTAGCAATATGCTCTAATATTTTTTTTACAATTAAATTAGATAATTTATTACCTTTTGCATAGTTAACTAGTGGTAAGAATAATTTATGGTATCCTATTTGATACTCTGGTTTTAAATTTTTAGAATGCTTTAACCATATTTTATTTCTAAAAGATCCAAAGCCATATGATTCATTCATCATGGTACAAACTATTTTTTCACTTCTATTTTTATCTTTTTGTTTTTCTTGTAGTTTTTTATTATTAGCAGGATTACTAACTACTGCTGTAGTAGTTTTATTGCCATCCTCATCTGTTTGAGTATTTGTTACAACGTTGCCATTTGCGTCTGATACTTCATTTTTTCTAGCTTTATTATCAACAGCGTCATCTGTATTTACAGAAGTTCCTGGTTCTCTTTCTTGTTGTCCTGCTATTTCTCTTGCTTCTGCTACTGATCCTGGTGCAGTAGATCCATCTTCATTAAGTCCTTCTCTTTCTTTTGCTCTTCTTTCACTATAGGTTCCTGTTTGAGTACTCTCCATTGAGGTTCCTTTAAATTGTGTTTTAGTTTCTCCCTCATATCCAAACCCTGCATTTGCAGTAGCAGCACTAAAATCTTTATTTTTATTTTTTTCTGCAGTATCTCTTGATAGACCCATATAACCAGACTGTAACATAGAGTTACTCATAGCAGCTGAATAATTACCTTCATCAATTGCAGAGTTTTTAAGTTGTCCAAATGTTTTAGCTTTTTCTGTTATATCTGGTCCAGATCCTTGTATTATACCGCCTCTTTCTTGTTCTAAATTTTGTGCACTACGTTCTAAAGCTGCTTGGTAACGATCTTCTGCAAATATATTTTCTGCTATTGATGCATCTCCAGTCATTGGATCTTGTACAATTGTACCAGAAGCTACGCCTAAATTAGGACTTTGTCCATATATACTTTCTGCTACTTGTGCGTCTCCAGTCATTGGATCTTGTTTAGCCACAAACATAGAATCCATTATACCTGTTTTTATTGTTTCAGATAAATCTTTTATATTTGCTAAATCTAATAACTGTTCATTTGTTAAGCCAGTAGTTATAGCACTTAAATTTAGTTCATCTTCTGCAGCCCTTCTTTCTAACTCTCTTCTATAACTAGCCTTTTGAAAATAACTTAATACCCCCAAACCTAATGATACAGGAGTTGGTGCAATTAAACCTATACCTTTTCTAATATAATTTTGTGCAGATTCAGGATTAAGTCCAGCCAATAAATCTTGAGTGCTCATTTGTCTAATATCAAATGATGCTGTTTGATTCATATTACGATCACCGCCACCACCTTGACCACCATCTTGATTTCCTACAATACTTGTACTGGTACCTGTGCCACCACCTGTGTTACCACCTGTGTCACCACCACCAGTATCGCCACCGTCTCCACCATCTCCTCCTGTATAAGAAGGAGTAAAAAATTCAGTTTGAGGAGTAGTTAATTTTGTTTGCGTTACTTGGGCAGGCGTTTGCCCCCCTACTAAATCTGCAGAAGTTAATGGTGCAGGTTTAGTATATTCATATTTAAGTTTATACACACCAGTTGTTTGATCAACTTTCATTACTTGTTTATAATTAGGCAATCTTCCAGTTCTTGGATCTATAGCTGGTGGTGTATCGTATAGTGCCATTTAAAAAAACCTTCTACTTTTATCGTCCTTCTTGGTTAGCTGCGACTCTAGGAAAAGCAATCTCTTGAGAGAAATCAGCTTCCCCTGGCTGCGGAACATTTCCTGTTCCGATGTTGCCACCTCCAACTCCTGTTGCGTCTGCTGGATTTGCTCCTGGAGGTACTCCTTGATTAGGTCCCATGCCACCTTGTTGTTGATTATTGCCTTGAGCTTGTTGGTTTCCATTTGTCATCCCCATTATTTTTGCAAAAATTTGTGCATTCTCTGGATCATTAATTAATTGATCTGGATCTATATCTAATGATTTTGCAATTTCTTTTAGTATAGAATGCCATCTAACAAACGGGGCGATGTTTGGATTATTAGCGGTTTGCATAAACGTCATTAATCTTTGTGACCTAACTTCTTTTTGCATTAAAGAAGATGTGCCTCTTGCTTTAATTTCTAGATCACCTTTTATTGCTTCAATATCATCATTAAATTGCATATTCCATGCAAATAAAGATTCGCCAAGAGGTCTTAATAAATAATCATCTATGTTCTTAACAACTGTTTTAATACTTAATGCAGCTGCTCCCATAAGCATTGACATACCTGCTGCTGTTCTTGTAGTTGATTGAACCCCAGTTGCACCATGAGAGTATGATGGTATACCTGTTGATTCATCTGCAAGTTGTCTAAACTTATCAAACATCATTAAATTTTCTGGTGCAGTATTAGGAAACTTTAATCCATTAATTGCAGTTCCTGTTACACCAGACTGCCTTCTAAATATTTTACCAGGATATATACTCATATCTTGTCCTGGAACTAATTGTGTTTCGTCAATATCAAATACTAAATTACCTGCTAATGCTAAATTATCTATAGCCATTCTTGCGTGGCCATTCATTACCATTTGTGCATCTTCCATATTTTCTGGTATACCTACACCAAAAAATTGATATGGATTTATTTCATATGGGCAGATATGAAATGGTATTCTTTCAGGTGTAAATGGATTCATAACTAATCTTAGTATATGTCCATTACAAATCCATGCATTTACTTGAACTTCATCAAGTTCTTCCATCTCTTCACTAATTTCAAGACCTGCTTCTTCAGCGAGTAATCTATCCATTGATCCCCAATATTCATAAATTTCAAATCTATTTTTTTGAAGATCATCTACATTTTCTCTATCTAGTAATGCAGTTTCAAATCCACGAACTTCATAGTTTGCACCCATCATTAAACATTTTTTAATTGATTCTTTTCTAAAGTATGGTCTATTCTGTAAGTCTCTTAGCTGT